CCACCTGACACGCTGTCCGTTGTGTTGACAAAATTTCCTCCTTCAAGGGTGCCTGACCTTAGCTCTCCATAGGAAATCGTATAGGTGTAGTCGTCTTCATTGACCACATCTTTTACACGGTCCCACACGCCGGGCTGAGTGCGCAGGAAGTTAGGGCCAGTGATGCGAGCTTCTGTCGCAGGATCTTTTAGCTTTTGCTTCCCGTCTTCAATAAGCTCTCGGTCGTCTTCGCTCCATAGCTTTATTTTAATTCTGCTGTATTCGGTGACAGGGCGCCTGCCAGGTTCGATACATTCAAATCTTGCTCGTACTTCGTTGTCATCTAGGTTAGTGTTATCAGTTACGGAAACCAACTTAAACTTTGCCGTGCCGAGCATGTAGGTTGCGGCCTGGTCTAGTGCAGATACAAGCTGATAGCGCATCTCCTTGGCAGCTTCTTGCGCTACTTTGTCTTGGCGTTTTAGTGCTTTACCGAATACCAGGGTAATGGTATTGCCGATACCGTAGTTGACGTTATTACCGGTGCCGTAGTTGCCGCCCGCGATAGTTACTTGCAGGTCGCGCCATTGCGGACGGCCCGAACCGCGCCGCTCTTGTATTTCAACGTTCAGCGGAATGGGGTCATAAACGCCGATGGAGGTGAGGCTGCTGGGGCTAAATGCTTGGCTGTAGCCGTCGCGCCTATTCTTGGCAAACATGACACGGCAAACGTCCTCGGCACTGTCCGCGCCATCACGGGTGGGATCTTTACCATCTCCCAGCACCTTGTCGTTGAAGTTGACCGGGCCGCTGTCTTCGTAATACAGCCAGGTGTTGGAGGCGCTGAATTGTCCCAATGGGAGCTGGCCGAATGCCACTCGGTCGTAGTCGATGGTCTTGATGCTGGCAGCACCTAGCACCAGCAGCAGTTGCATGAACTGAGTGGAGCCGTAGCTCTCCACTGATGACCACACCAGTGAGGTGCTAACGCGGACGCCGCCAAGTGGGTTGTGGCCGGTGTTGCAGTAGACAAGGTTGACTGGATCGCCGTACTGCGCAAGTTCTTGCCCGCTATTGAAGCCAAACCGGGGGCTGAAACGTTGCTCACGCGCTTTGTTGTTGCCGCCGCCGCCAGGGAGCGAGGGCTTTGGCATCAGCAGCATTGCTGCTACTTGAAATAGGATGCCCGGCGCGATAAGCACCGCCGCAACAATTAAGGTTTGTCCAAAAGTAGCTGCGCCGGCTGCAACTGCCGCGAATGCCAGTGATATAGGTTCGCATTGCGGTTTTGCTATGCGCTCCGCTGCGCTCAACTCGTAGTTGAATTGAACCTCTACAAAATCGAGATACTCGTCCTCGGTGACACCCAGCTGCTGGATTAGGTCGTATTCGTACGGGAGCAGCTTGCGGGTCATGCCTTATTCATCCTGAAATAGTGAGCCTGTAAGGTCAGCGCAGGCAAGTGGACAACTTGATGTCCGCCCCCAATGTAAAGCGTTCCGTGGCCTGTAACTGTACCGAGAGCACGTTTGCCGCCTGGCATCAGCAGCATGTCACCAGGCTCGGGGTAGTCGGTGCGTGTGCCGCTGGTCAGCAAGAACCGCGCCAGGCGTTGCACGGTGAAGGTGGCCTCGTCGTATTGCTCGTAGACCCAGGCGTACATGTCGGAGTGATCGCGCAGACCTAAGTGGCGGCGAGCAGCACAGGAAAGCTGAAAGCAATCGGTCATGCCCGAGCCGTCGCCAGGCTTGTGGCCCCAGCCGTAGTGCAGCCCGATTAGCTCGTTCATCGCAGGGACAAGTCGGCGTTTAATGGCAGAATACCGACGTTATCGACTGTTAGTGTGCGAGCTGGAAAGGACGCACCAACGCTATCCATTGAGGAGCGGAACCGTAGCTCGACGGTAGTGTCGCTGAAAGTGGCACCAATACCTACAAAGTAGTCCGTCATTGGCGCGGGCGTGTTTTGGATGTCGCCAGCCGCGTTTACGTATGCCGTCACTAACCGCAGGGTGCTGAGCCGGTTGCCGTCTCCTTCTTCTACTAAGCGAATGACAAGCTCTTGCGCCGGGAACAGTACGCGCAGCTGTTGGTTGTCGCCGTTCAGGTTGGCAAGTGCTCCATCGGCTTGGAAGGGTGCAAAAGCGTACGGTTGCCCGAGGAAGCTTTTGGATTCAGCAATGAAATAGTTTTGGTAGTAGTGACGCTTGCCGGTTGTTGTCAGCAGGTCAAAGAAATTACAGATGCGTATTTCAGACATTGATCTCTCCGGTCAGGTCTATCGAGACTGTACTGATTCCCCGGTAAACGGACTGCACTTTGGGGGGTGAGCTGTACTCCCAGCGGATGTTGTACGGAGCTTGCACGGTGGCGGTCAGGCCAGTGGACATCCCACTGAATACTTTGGTGGGTAGGGCAAAACGCGAAAAGCCGCCGCCTGTGGTGTTGTAGTGGTTGATGAACTCCAGCACCTTGTCGTCAGCGATGTTCTCGTACTGCAGAGTGAGTTGATACGAGTGCGGCTTGTTGCCGTAGCTGCGCTTTACGGTTGTGCCCGCCAGGGATCTGTACACGCGGGTGGGGTACTGCCCCAAGGTGAAGTCACGCTTGGATGGTGTGATGGACGAGGGGAAGGTCTCAGACATCAGCGGATACCAACGCGGGAGCGGGTGCTAGGGCTGTTTTGAATCTTGTCCAGTGTCATATTCATGCCACGGCTGGCACCCTCCTTAGCGGCTTGACGGCGGGTTTGCGCCATCGCGGCTTCCAGTTGATCACGGCTGACGTACTCGACACCGTTGATGGTGGTTGACTGGAAACTCATGTTAAGCACGGTGGAGCCGCCAGCGCCGCCAGGCCTAGAGCCCATTGCAGCTCGCATATCGTTATTAGACATCACACCACCATTGTTGCTGGGTACAAACAACTCAGGGCCGCGTTCGCCAACTAGGTAGGGTGCGCCGCCTGCGGCTGGGCCGCCGTTAGCAAGGCCAAATGAAGTCGGCAATGGGTTGATGTCGCCAACTGCAGCCAATGGCCCAGACGGGGCAAACCCTCCGGCGGCAGGGCTGCCTAGACCAGCAAACATCTTGGCAATGCCAATGGCAATGTAACTAGCAATCATTTGCTTAGCAGTATTGATCAAAGCATCTCCAATTGCATTTAGAAACTCTGCGAATGCCTGCTGCGCTGATTTGGTGCCTGCAATCATTTCTGACAAGCCAGACGTAGCCAGTGTTGATGCTGCATTAGCCGCTGCACCAATAGCAGGGTATTTATCCAAAATTGCCTGCAGTGCAGCGTCTTGTGTTTCTAGCTCGTTGTATACAGTTGGCATACTAGATTGACGCACAACATCAGCCACTAAAACTGCGCGCTCTGCAAGTAAATCGTTTATTTGCTGCTCAGCTTCAATTTGAGCTATGCGATTTTCAATAATTAAATTGGCGTTGATTAGTGCTAACTCGTCTGCGCCTTTAGCCGCTTTTTTTAACTCGTCATATTCCTTGGCAATTTCATTTTGCCTAATATCGTATTCAAGCATCCGCTTTGCAACTGGTTCGGTTTCTTCCGCAATAGCAAGGCGATTTTTAAGTGCAAAGTTAATGTCATCAGCCGCCTTTAGTTGCTGTTGCACTTGCTCAGCAAGCCGCTTGGCAGCATTTGCGGCTTCATCAGCACCGCCTGCCTTGCCCCCAGTAGGGCCTGTAGCAGTGGTGCCTACCGTGGGGACAGTAGGGGTAGTAGGGACAGTGGGGGTAGTGGGAGCGGTAGGGGCAGTAGCAGCCTTAAACTCAGGTTGTTGCTGAAGTAACTTTATAAACTTGCCTTGATCCATCCCCATACCCAAAAAGCCAGTGCCAGCGCCGGCTTGCCTCTGTAATTCTTTTCTGCGTTCTTCGCCAATTATTTCATCAATGCCCGGCAGTACTCTCGCCGCTGCGCCTAAATTGCCTGATTGAACGGCTTCAAACGCAAGTTTTTTGCCGGGACTCATTGAAAATAATTGCCCCAGTACTTGTATTCCTTTTGTTGCTTCTGATATAACAAAATTAATAAGCCTGACAATGCCGCCTAGCGCAGGGCCAAGTACTGTGTCAAGTGATCTAACCAAATTGCCGATTTGGTTGATCATCTTTGTTATTTCGCTTGATACCGTGCCGCCCAATTCTTCAGTGGCTTTCTCTGCTACTCCGCTAGCGTTGGCCTGTTTGACAACGTTTTGATTGTATTTAACAAGATCATCATTGACAAGCGGAAGGATTGCCTTCAGCGCATCTACGCTGCCAAACAACTTAACAAGCTCCGTGGTGCTGCCACCTGTTTTTGTTTTTACTTCCTGAAGTAAACCGCCAAACCCCTTAGCGCGTAATCCTGCTTCGTTAAATTGTATGCCCAACGATTTTGCAAGCTCTTCAGCTTCTTGGCTAGGCTTTAAGATTGAAACCAATGCTTGATTTAATCCGGTAAATGTTGCCTCAACCGGCACGCCCTGCGCGGTTATTGTGGCTATAGCAGCATTCATTTCATTAATGCCAACACCTGCGGCTTTAGCAGTGGGGGCAAGCCGACCTATATACCCTGCGTATTCATTTAATATAATTTTGCCGTCGTTTTGAGTTTGTATAAACCCATCCACTAGCGACGCAGCCTCATCCGCCGACTTGCCATAAGCGTTAAGAACGCTGGTTACAGCATTGCCAACGGTTCCAATGTCTGATAGCCCGCCGGTTGCGCCTTTGGCTGCAGCTTCCAAAACCTTTGTGTTGTCCGCTGCATTAGCAAAGCCAGACGAAGCTACATCATATGCTGCTGTTAGCAACTGAGTTTGCGAATAAAGACCTCCTAGTTTTTGGCTTAAGCCTAAAAGATTGCCTTCTAATGCTTTGCTATCTACTCCAAGTGTGCGAACTGCTGCCGCAGCCTTTTCCGCTTCATTGAAACCCTTAAAGTACCTTCTGGCGGCATCTGCAACCGCAAGGCTAGTTCCTAAATTTGATATTGCGCGGCTAAGAAAATTAATTTTGCCGGTAGAAGCCTGCGCCGCATCGCCAAGTTTAATAAACCTGCCGTTTGCGTCGCGCAGCTTGCCATCTACGCCTTTGAATGTTTGCTCAAGCTTGCTGCCGGCGTCATTGACCTGCCGCAGCTTGCTGACAGCACCGCTACTGTCAACATTAATGGCGACATTAGCAACAACCGACACGCGACTACCTACGCCTTTGCTTCATTCTACGCTCTTGCTCTTCATTGGTCACGTCAAAATAAGCTGACCACAGCAGCAGCTCTTCTAGCGTCAACTCAGATTTCAGCCGTATCAAGGTGTAGCCAAGCTCTTTAGCTACACCCATCTGCAGCATCAGCAGGTTGTCACGCTTTAGCTCCGCCTTTAACGCTTTTCATATCAAGCTCTTCGGTTTCCTCCGGGTTGGTGATGATGGCAAGCATCATCTGCTGCAGGTCAGCATCAAGCACCTCGTTCTTTA